CGTCATAGATTCCTGCTTTCACAGTAAAAACCGTGAAATCGTTCGTGTTCACCGAATCATTCCGAGATGTGATAGAGCCACATTATTCGGATGCGCGAGATTCCCTTCGATCTCATCGGGTAACTTTTCTTTCGTGTTGACCCAGCGGAACTCGTCGAACTCTTTGTCGGGGTCTTTCTTGAACGTTGGCTTGGTCTCGCCGTCATGCTTATGTTCGTACATATGGACCGCGACGGATTTCCCCATCTCAGGCTCGACAAGCCGAGAGCCAAGGAACTTGAGCTTTTTGGCCTTGAGTCCGGTCTCTTCGTCGAGCTCCCGTACGCCGCCTTGATGAGCGCTCTCCTTTGCCTCGATGTGCCCGCCAGGCAGCGCCCATCGACCGTCCTTCCGCTTACCCATCAGAATCATGTCGCCATCACGTACGACGATGGTCGCAGCGCGTGTTGGCTCTGGCTTGTCGGCTGAATCGTACGCGTAGTACGAGCCGCCCTCGACTGCTTTCGACGACCCTTCGCGCGCGACACCTGCACTGCCTGCGTCCTTCTCGAAGTCAAATCCACTTGGCGAGGTCATTCCGTTTCCGCGTGTCGGCAGAAACGTCCGAGGCTTATTCGGGATTCCCGGACCCTTGATATGCGGGTCAGTGCGCGGATCGCGCATCGGTTCGCTCATGGTCTGCGAGATGAACGACTCGACCTTAGGCACTGGGTTCTCGACTTCGAGCTTTTGGTTCTTCGGGTAGAACGCAAGCCCGGGGTTATTCTCGCCCTGAAACAGACCCTCAACTCCGCGTCCCTCTACGGTCGGGTTGCCTACATCCGCGTCGCCTTTAGAGTTGGCCATCGGGAACTTCTTTTTAGGCTTGCCCTTCAGGTTCTTGTCTTCGCCTTCGGGGTTACGCACATCGTTCCCAGGCTCGGGCTCGGACGGAGGTGGCTCACCTTTCAGCGATTTCTCTCCGGTGCCGCTAGTGGACGAGGTCGTCGACTCGCCTTCCGGGGGCTTATCGCCCGTGCCTGGAATCCCTTCGCCTGGATCATTGCCTTCCATGCCCGGCATCTGACCGCCAGGAATGAGGTCGCCGCTCTCCCGGCCTTCCCAGTCGAGTTTAGTTTCGATCGAATACTCATCGTTGCTGAAACGCGACTCTGCGACCTCAGTCGGGTCGATCACGTTGTGGGTCATGTAAATGTCGTCGGCTTGCGCAACCTTGAGCCTGAGGTCTGCGTTCTCCATATCGTCGAGTACGCGCAGTGATTTGAATTTGAAGTCGATCTGCGGATACTCAGGAAATAGCACTTCGCACAGACGTTTTAACTTCGGGCGCAAATAGTTGTACTGCTCAGTGCCGATGTAGTTGTACCAATTCTGAGACGTAGAGTTCCCGGTGGCATTAGATCCATCCGGGCTTTCACCGAGGAGTTTCGTATGCGGGATATCGGTCTCAGCGACCAGACGGTTCGATTGCTTGTCGAGAAGCTCGGCGACGCCTTCGAGCGACCGCGATTTGTTCTCGTAGGTCTCTTGATCGGTGTCGATGAGGATCGCGCGAATAACCGACTTGGCATAGTTGATGGTCTCGATGCGGTTCCGAACAACGTCGACCTTGCCCGCCGAGATGAGGTTCGCGAGATTCTTCATGCCGTAGACGTCTACGTTGAAATCCTGAAGGCAAGCCGCAGCCGCATCGTTTGAAATCTCGTAGTTTCTGATCGCATTGTACGGACGATTCAGAATCGAGTCGTGCCAGTAGTTGTTTCGGATGTAGGTTCGGCGCGGGACGAGCTGTCCGTCGAACCGGAGCATGCGGGTCCAGTGGATCGGGTAGCCCTTGAACTGCGAGCCCATCTGGACATTGAGATAGTAAATTCTGGGCATTCCCCAGTTAGGTGAGCCGAAATCGAATTCCACATCCGTCGTGAGAATGCGAAGGTCCCAGCGCGAAAGATCGCGTAGACCGATGACCTTTTCACCAACCTGGAGCGGGCTAGAAGGATCTCGGGTGTCAGTGACGATGTGACAAACTGCACCGCCGTAAGCTCGTCCCCACTTCCAAGACTTGAGCAAAGCGCCTCGGACGTCGAGTTCTTCGCAGCGTGGGTTGATGACTTTTTCAATGTCTTCCTTTTCTACGTTGAGCCAGTCAACCCAGTGACGGAGAGCTTCCTCTGGGATGAGGTCCACGATTCGAGATGGGATGCCTCCGCCGGCGTAAAGCTGCTCGTAGAACTCTGGCGGATGCATCTCCCAGTTGGCGCGTGCGTGCGTGCGTTTGTCAGCAGAGGTCCCGAGCAGGGTCGCGAGATTCGACCAACTATCCATGCGCTGCCCAGGAATCTTTGGCTCGATGATTTTTTTCATTCGTCAATCCTTTTGGAAGCTATTTTAAAATAGTCTTCATCTTTTTCAATTCCGATGAAATCAAAATCATTTTTTGCTGCCACTCCTGTGCTCCCGCTGCCCATGAACGGGTCAAGAACGATGCCGCCCGGAGGCGTGACGAGTTTAATCAGGTAGGACATCAGCGCGGTGGATTTCACGGTGGGGTGCGTGTTGCCGTCACCCTTGTCGGACTTCGAAGCTTTAGCTACATAAAAGAAACGAGAGGCCCCGCCTGAGTCGTTGTGGCTCATGAAATTATCAGTCTTCATCTTGTAAGATTGAAGTGTTATCCCATTACCTCCGTCGGTTCCGGCTGGTTTAGTCCGATGTGGGCGGGTAATTGAAAATCCGCTCTGCTCATCCAGCGCCGCTGCTGCCTCTTCGTCTAAGACTAGGTTCGCGGGGAAGCGGCCCGTCGAGCTGTCGGGTTTTGGAGGCCGTTCGGTATTAGCCCCACTCATCGAGAGATTTTCGGACGCTTTACTCCCGGACTTAGACCAGCCCGATTCAAATGCGCCTGGCACCCGACTCGCATCAATGTTAATCCCGCCTGTCCCGTGCTTTAAGACGTTCGCCGCTACGGTTTTTTCGGAGCATGGCTTCCGTACTAAGATCCAGTGCTCGGACGCTGGCTTAAGCGCAGTTCCCCATCCGGCCCATTGCAAGCCCGCGCCAGCCTTTTCAAGATTCATCGATTTCGGAAACCCAGTCCCGAAGAGGTGCGTGACCACATCCCGCACTTCAAAGCCCGCATCCTCAAGCGCCGTAGCCGTCCAGTGAGACGTGCGAGGGAGCGCCCAAACTAATCCGTGAGCGCCGGGCTTTAGAACGCGGAGGCATTCGGACATGACGGATGTCATCCACTTAATCCACTCATCGCGTCCGCCCTTGTCGTCGTCCCAGTCTTTCCCCATGAACGAGATCCCGGCCGGCGGATCGGTGACAAGAGAATCAATTGAATTCGATTCGATTGAAGCTAGTTTTTCTAAACAGTCCCCTTTTAAAAGCCTCATCGTCTCCCCAGTGCCTCCATAGCTCTCATAGAAGAGGCCATGCGTCCGAAGTAATTCACCGCCATAGTTGCACAATCCACGGTATCGTCGTTCTTGGCCTTTGGAAACTTGGTTATTTCGTTCAAGTTTAAGTTGACCCATGGATGGATCGTCTCATCCGGGTACCAGACGTTTCCAGCATGGTACAGCGGTGCGACAGCGGCGAGGCGAGCGGCCTTTTCAGTTTTCGGGCGGTTGGCCTCGATGCCAGGGAACGTGGCTTTCAGAGTTTCGATGACGGCCGCACCATTTGCATGTTCTTCGATCTCCTTATGGAAAGCGTCAGGATAAAGACCGAACATCCGCTCGAGCGCCTGGAGTTGATCCGCAAAGCCCATTTGTGCGCGTATTTGCGCAATAAGGTAAATGTTAGCACCCGCGCGTCCCCAAGCCTCAACCACTGCAAAGTCATTTTCTTCGCCCTCTTTGTAGGTCAAGTCAGCGAATACCGCGACTTCCTCCATGCGTGGAAGCTCTTTGTAGCGCTTGATCCACTCGCCACGGATGATATTCCCGCCGACCTGCACAGGCTTCCCCTGGTATAGGGCCGACCAAACCATTTCGCCAACTTCTCGACGCATCAGATCGAGAGCAGCGCGGTCGTAGCGGTCCGGGCATAAGGGCTCGCCCTCGGGCCTGCCCATTGGGTCGTTCTTCTCGGCGATGGCGGCGAGGTTGATATACTCCCAGTTTCCCTGCGCTTCGAGCTCGCCGATCATGTCGGCCTCGTGCCAGCGCGTGTGCAGGACAATGATTGAGCCGCCAGGCGCGAGACGAGTTGTCGCGACCGAGCGGAACCAATCCATGTTGCGCTCGCGGATACGCGGAGACATCGCCTCCTCGTAGTTCTTAAACGGGTCATCGACGATGAAAAGATCAGCGCCTTGGCCCGTAGCCGGACCGTCGACACCGACCGAGAGCATCTGCCCTTCGGCACGTGTGATGAACAGGCGCTTAGACTTCGAGTCGTTCTTGATCGGAACGAACGCACGCCGGTTGTGCATGAGATTGTTTTTCACGCGCGATCCCCACGTGTCGGCGTAGGCCTGAGCGTAGGTGCCGAGAATGACTTTTTTATTTGGCCATTGATTCAGGAACCACGTCGGGACCCAGTTGGATATGAGCTGCGATTTACCGTGCTGAGGTGGCGCGGAGACGAGTATCCGTGCGCCGCCTTTATCAATTGCGTCTCTGATTCTAGTTCCGAGGTACTGCACCCACGGATACGCGATCCATCGTCCTTCGCTTGCCCACTCGGCGAAGGTGTCTGGCCACATTCTGACAACGCTCGCTCCGATAGCCTA